CGGAAGCAAGAGGCGCGAATGGTATTGAAATTGCGTGCGTAGAAGGCGGGAATTTATCTAAAACTAAATCCCAAGTTTGCGTAATTAAGGCGCGGCGTGTGATTTTTTCCGCCTGTGATCTGGCAACGGTGATTAAAGCCGTGATATACGCATCATCATCCCCCACATCCACCCGACAATGCGTTTTTGCCTCGGAAAGTGAAACGGGTTCCTCTGTTGGCGCGGTATCTAGGTTTAACGCCCATCCTAATCGACTCATTTTGGCCTTTTCCCGAAAAACGGCCCTCTGAAATGCCGTATTTTGGGATATTTTGGTAAGGTCAAGGGTTTGGTATGGAGGAAAACCCCCATTCCGCCCCCTTTACTTAGTTATTAAGAGGTTTCGCCCGCGATAATCACATCATAAGTAACACTGGTCGAACCCGCGCTATTTGTCATTGTGATAAGATCGCCGGTTGAAGCCGTTACCGCGTAACCACCACTTGAAGGTGTAACCAGTAAAAATATTCCCCCTGGCTGAACTTGAATCCCATCACTTGCCGCCATACACCAATTGATAAATCCATTCGATGCCGGACACTGAAATTGCACATCGTTTGTATTTGCGGCCGCCGCGAAAATATAAATATATTTAATTTTCGTGAAAGTGATTGTGGTCCCAAAAACATCGGACAATGAACCGGCAAGATCCAAATTTTCGGTTGCGCTTGCGCTCAATGTTCGCTGGTCGTGATAAATCGCCTCAATTTTATTTGCACCCGCGCCATCGGTGAACGTGATTGTTTTTTTCTGGTTGACAGGTGATTCGCCCGTAACCAATTCACTTGAGGTCGTGTTTGTTAGATTAGAAATAACTTGCGCTATTACTGTCGCTGTCGCTGTCATTATTTACCTATGCTCCTAATGCGATATAAATATCAATTACAACGATGGCGGAATTTACGGAGTTACCCGAAACCGCCAAGGTTAAAGTATCTGATTCGTGAATTATCGGGTGGAGACTTGTACCGCTGAAAACAACGGGGGCCGCTTCTGTGGCGGAAGTATGGCGGTTCGCGCCAACTCCCTGCAGAACGTCCAAAGTCTCACGGTTCACAACGATATCGTAATTGGCCGTTGGCGCAGTTGCGCCGGGGTTTGTTACAATCTCGATGATCCGCCCTGAAAATTTGTGAGCAATTACGGTGGCTGGAAAACTGCCATCCGCCGCATCACCGACACAAGTCAGCGTTATTTTTTGGATATTGGTTTGTTCGCTAACCGCTTCCGTTACTGTTCCTGCCATAATTTATCCCCTTATGATCGGAATTGGATGCAACGCGCCCAATTAACAGTCATGGAATTGGCAACCGCTTCGCCAGTCAAGAGAGCGATGGACGGAGTAAGCGCCTCATCGTCCGGCAAGTTGGTTACTACCGGAGTGCCAGCCGCAACACCATCAACAAACTGGTAAACGGTGGAACCATCGTAATAAAATTCCAGCAAAATATCGGTTGCATCTGCGGCGTTTCCTGTGGCGGTACTGGTAGCCGTTGAATCTTTTTCCAATTCAAGAGTTACCGCGAGAGATCCATCTACCTTTGAAAAATAAACGCCATCCGTCATTCCACCCAAAAGGGTTGTGTCGGTGACGCAAAGGCCCGCTAGGAAATCAGATTGCGTTGCATCATTCAATTGCAAGCTAATCCCAAAATAAATCGGGCTTACACCGTCAAAGTAAAAATTCTCGCCATCATATTGAGTTTGGATGCCATCATCTTCATTGGCCGCACAAGTGAAAACCAAACTACCCGCGCCACTTGTTCCAACCGCAATATTAGAGGTGCCGGCACCGGCTGAAACAGCGGTTTCCGTGAAATCTGCGGAGGTATATTTTGTACCGTCTAAAAGGAGTTTTTTTACACCAGCCCCGATGCCTTCAATCATTCGCATACGGTGGGTGTCATAAAAGGCAAGATTGCCGTTTATATGTCGGGAGTGAATCATTTTCTTTCCTTTCGCCCGAAGGCGGTTTTTAATCCGAAAGTAGAAAATTAGCCCCCTCGCTAGAAGGGGCTAGTTATTTAAAGAACGCTAGGTTGAGAATTGCCTTTGAAACGGCCCTCTGAAAGAATACAGATCATGCCAGCATCAACGGCGGAGTTGGCAACCTCTGTCAACTGGACCTTAACCCAAGGTTTGTCTGCGGATAATTCCGCGCCATCAATCTCGATGAATACCATTTTATTAGCCCCGGCAGTCGTGGTAAATCCTGCGGCGGTGGCTTCGGTAATCGCGCCCAAAGTATCAATCGTTGACATTTCACGGTATCGGAAAGGGATAGCCACGTTTGCCGTTCCCGCGTTATCGGAACATTCCTCAACTGTCAAGGTTGCTGTTCCGGTTCCCCCTGCGCCCTCCGAAAGAACGAAACACGCGTGGTTGTAGTCACCCATGAATACAATATCGCTGGCAGGGTCGGAGTCGTAACGATCCGCGTCCGGCTGTAGGACAGTTAAAATTTTATCTTTTTCAGTTAAAAACATGGTTGAAACTCCATTTTATTTTTACGTTAAATTTATTGGTTAAGCCCCGCGCCCCTAAAACTTAGGAGCGTGTTGCCAAGCGAACATACGGTGATTGAACAATTGTTCCCTTGTATGGGGTTAAAGTTTTGTCCCAAGTAGGCTGACCATCAACGCGCCAAGAGAAACGGAACGCCATTTCTTCCTGCAGGAATTTAACGTGCATGGATTGAGCCGCTTTAATTCCGCCCTTGGTAATCATTTTGTACTCGGAAAAGTCAACCAAGATGATATCGCCCGCCGTGCCAAGTGTTTCGCAATACTCAACAGGGATAACAGGCCGCCCTTTAATTGTTCCAAATCCATCACCGGCAGGCTCTTTATAAAGCGGTGACATTTGCCCCGCCGTGCCGATTGGGAAAACCATATCGCCCAACTGTTCCTCTACATCCTGATTAACCAACCAAACGGCATTTTTGCGGTTTCTCGCTGGCATACGCGCCCACATTTTGCGGATATTTTTATGCAGAATGGTAGCCGCCGCCTGTCCGGTTTCTTTTGCAACCGTAATCAACGCGCTTGAACCTGAACTCTGGATGATACCTTTTGGCTTGCCCGCGCCATTACCAAACAAAATTGAATCTTCAACTTTAAAAGCCAATTCTTCCGGCACTTCCTTGTTGATTTCCGCAGTAATCGCGGACGCATCGGAGAGTAATTCTTCCGTTGCATACATCAACGCGCCAATCTTTTTGACTTTCAATTCCATATCTCGGAATTTCAGTTTGCTAGAGGTAAACGCTTCGGCCTCATCCATCCAGTAGGCTTGAACTCCGCCCTTGCGAGATCCATCAACACGGCTTGACTCGTCAACCGTTTTAAAGGTCATACCGTTGCCGTTAGAAATTGGCGTGGTATTTACGCGCTGGATAATCTGGCCAATATCATAAACACGGCCTAGAATTGAGGATGCCAACGGCGCAGGGATTAGATAACCGCCCTCGCTGTCAATGGAACTACCCATTCCAGTTGCGGCCGCCTGTGGACTTAATCGCACATCGCGGTTTCCGCCACGCTCGCCATGGACTGACACACAAAAATCGCCAATGTCGGCAAAGGGCCGATCTTCCGCACGGTCTTTACCGCCAGAAATAACCGGAGCCGCATTTTCTACGGATGCCTCATAATCTGCGGCGGGGATTTCTGCTTGTGCGGTTCGCTGTTCGTCAAGCAAACCTTCCACCATCACAATATTTTCGTTGTTGGCTTTCACATCCACCATAACCAAGTCGTAATCTTCCTTGGCCTTGGCTTTCGCCTCGTCCGTTTCGCCGTTGATTACGATTTCCAAAAGGCCCTCGGCCTTAGTCACCAAACCGGCCTTTTTTTCGCGCAATTTTCGAATATCAAATTTCATGTTCAATCCTTTAGTTGTAAAATTTTTAAAAATTTACTGGCTCTGTAATTCCAATTCCAATTTCATAGCATCGGTATCAACAGCAAATGCGTTGCCGGATGATCCCTTTGCCTTTTTGCCTAATAATCTTGATACTGCTTGACCGAAAGTTTCCACCCTGTCAACCATTCCAAGCACGGCGGCCTGTTTCGCCATCACTGTTCGACCTTGGCCGAATGAGCTTTTAGCTTCGGATACCGAAACGCCGCGATTTTTCGCAACTGCTTTTAGGAATTGGTTGTAAATTGTGTCAACTTGCGATTGGATATTTTCTTTCGCTTCTTCGCTTAATGGCCCGAATGGGTTTCCTTCAACCTTGAATTTTCCTGCGGAAATGATCGTGGGAACAACACCGATAGATTCTAAGGATTTAGAATGATCCATGTGGACGGTAAAAACTCCGATACTTCCAACATCGCCGGAAGGTGTAACGCTAAATTCATCAGCGGCGGAAGCAACCCAATACGCGGCGGAAGCGGCCATTGTATTTGCGATTGCAGTTATCGTTTTACCTTGCCCCCTGGCATTAAATATTTCATCCGCCAATTCTTGGATACCGTCAACGGTTCCGCCCGGGCTATCAATGTCGATTAAAATTTTATTTACGGATGAGTCGGCAAGAGCATTTCTAAAGTTTTTACGGAAACCTTCAACCGTAGCCCCGCCAAAATACTCGCTCATCAAGTTTGAACGGTGCGTAATCGGCCCAACCAAACGGATAACAGCAACACCGGCTTGTGGCGCTCTTTCTTGCCCGCCAAATCCCAACGCGGTTTTAATTTCTTCTTGCGTGAGGTGAACGCCGTTTTGTGCCGATTCAATCACGTTGCAAATTACTTTTAGCGATTCGGGGTGTATGGCCCAAATATGTTCTCCCACCATTTGAGAAAACATTTTTTTAAATCTGTCCATTTCAATCCTCATAACATTTTGTGAAGTATTTAACTTTCTGTGAATGATTTAGGCAAAAAAAATCCCGACCACCTACGTTAAGAATATCTGCACAAACCCAAAACCGCAACAGGGTATGTTTCCCGCCTAGACAAATTTTCCCGCATTAAAAAATAAGTTTTCCCCTCTTTATATCTTACTTCTTTATTCTTTATTCTTATGCAGGACACTATCAGGATGTTGTCCTGACATTTTTTTCTAATACCCTTACGCAATAAGGCTTTGCCGGTTTCGCAGTTGAACTATATTTTCAAAACTCCATCAGTAGTTGAACTCCTGTGGAACTCCTGCCTGACAGAAGGCCAACTACTGTGGAACTACTGGCTAACTATTCTTCCTTTTCCTCGTCATTTTTTTCTTCTTTTTCTTCGTCCGGACTTTCTTTTTCGTCACTAACTGCGGCCATATTTAATTGTTGGCGCGGTTCATCCAATCCCGGCAATGGATTTAGATTCTCTTTTGCGCGAACTTCGTTTGGCGTTAACCATCCATCGGTAATCGCTTTTGAATAAGCCTCGTATCTGCTTTTTGTATCACCTCTCAACAAACCATCCACAACAAATTGCGGATAATAAATATCAGGTTTTAAAATCATGTCCCGGCTAATCGCTTGCTCCCACCGGATTAAGCGCGGCATCATCGTGTGGCGCACAAAATCAATTGCTTGTTGCTCAATATTGCTGAAACTGGATTTCGTTAAATCGCCTATCATGTGAGGCGGGACGCGGTAAATTCTGGCTATTTCCGTGCCTTGATATTGGCGGGTTTGTAGGAATTGAGCATCTTCGCTACTCATTGACATTTGTTTCCACTCCATCCCTTCCTCAAGGATGGCGGTTTTATGACTGTTTGCTACGCCGCCAAATGCTTCATTCCAACTGGCTTTTAAATGTTTTAACGCTTCCGGCCCTAATTTTGCGGGATGGCTCAATATTCCCGTAGGATTCGCGCCGTTTTTAAATAACCTGGCTCCGTATGTTTCCGTTGCCTTGGCAAGCCCGATGGCGTTTCTCGCATAAGTAATCGGACTCACCCCTGTAATCCCATCAAGCGAAAGCCCTTTAAGGTGGAACATTTCGTGGGCCAAAAGGATTCGTTTATTGCTTCCGCCAATATCCGACACCTCATAGCGGATCACCCCGCGCTTAACCACTTCCGGCTTTACGAAATCTGGGTGGAGTGGGATTATTTCGTGAACAAAACCGCGTGGCCCGGGCACTAATTCAGCGTAACCATTCCCCCGTAAATTAACATGGGCTTCCATCATTTCCCGAAACTCGAATGATGTTTGCCAGGAATTAGGGCGATGCGCCAATAATTCTGCTATTGGATGATTACCGGCTTCCTCTTTTGTTCCGTCCGGTTTTTTCTTGTAAATTTTCAAAGGCAAACTGGCAACCGTTTCCGCTAAAATGCGGATACACGCAAAAACTGCGGTTATCTGCATAGCACTATCAGGTGTCACCTTAACCCCCGCTTCCGTGCCTTGGCCCCCAACTGCGCCATACCAAAAATCATCCATCGGCCCCGGCGTGCTTGCGCTTTTCTTGAAAAAATTAAATAAACTCATATTGTCGTAATCCCTCTGCCAGCGTAAACGGTTGAATCGTCCTCATCCCTTACGATAGCTCTGCCAATCGCCATTAATAAAGCTACAATCCCATCTATTTTTTCTGTGCTCTTTTCCTTGTCCGGCTTCTTGTTTCCTGCAGGATCCTTTTTGATCGCCACGTTTGAAGCGTTCCACCTTAAAACAGGGTGGTTATTGTGGTTGAGAAGTTTGCCAAGCAACATTCGCTCTAATTCTTCGCATGGTGCGGCCATACTTAAAAACCCCTGACCGAATGGCACAACCTCAACCCCTTCTTCTTGAAGTTTTTGGGTTATCTCATTGGCAAACATCCGGTCAAAGGCTAATTCTTTTACATTATATTTTTCGCACCATTCCATTGTGTCGCTGAATATAAATTTGTAATCGGTAACATTCCCCTCGGTTGTCTGGATTAATTTTTGATCCCTCCAAACATCGTATGGCACCTTATCCTTTTCAACTCTCGCCCTGATATTGTCGTTTGGAATCCAATACTTAATCAATACCTTCCATGATGTTTCATATTCTTCTGGCGGGAAAAGTAGCGCAAGTGCGGTTAAATCGGTTGTCTTTGCAAGGTCAAGCCCCGCATAACATTCGCGCCCTAGTAAAACATCAGGGTCAAATTCCTCGCCGTTCTCATCCCATACGGCAATATCCAGCCACCGTTCGCTTTGCTCTGTCCACTCGTTACAATGTAAATTTCGGAAGGCATTTTGCGCCGATGGCAATTGCTCCGCCTTATTACATTTTCGGCGCAAATCATCTAATTTACAACTAACCCCTAAGTTTGGATTAGCTTTTATCCATTTTGTTTCGTCCCGCCAATCATCGGCAGGAGTTTTATTTTTATCGTCTTTCTCGTCCAGCGCGTAAATTAACGCCAAAAATGATTCGTCCTGTATAACCCCCTCAAGAATTTGTTTGGCGTAGCCGTGCATTTCATAACAAATGCTAAACCGATCGTACCCCGCAGTTGTCACGTTCACCATCATTGGTTGCCGCCGTGCGCCAGTGGAAGTTTCGATTACGTCATACATTCGGCGGTTTGGGTGGGCGTGTAGCTCATCCACCAACGCGCAACTGGTACTGAATCCATCCATCTTTTTAGCATCCGCGCTCAACGGCTGGAATCTTGAATTAGTTTTCAACACATTCATGTTGTTTCGCAAAACCTCTACCCTACCTCGGAGCGATGGGCTTGCCTCCACCATATTCTTTGCACTATCGAATATGATTTTCGCTTGATCGCGCTTTGTGGCGGCACTATATATTTGCGCTCCCGGCTCCCCATCCACAACAAGCATGGCAATCCCAATTCCTGCGGCGGTTGTGCTTTTAGCGTTCTTTCTGGCCACCTCCCAATAAACTGTTCGAAATCTGCGGAAGCCATCTTTCAATTGCTTCCATCCAAACAACGAACCGATCATAAATTTCTGCCAAGGCTCTAATATGAAAGGTTCCCCCGCCCATTCCCCTTCCCATAGATTTAGCAACCCGAAGAAATCAAAAACAAATTCGGCTTCTTCATAATCGAAATAAAAACCTAATTCCTTCGCGTTTGCTAAATCACTAAAATGTCGCTCACACGCCAAGCGGATCCATTTGTTGACAAGAATCTTGCCATCCAAAACGTCACGCGGGTATTGGTCAACCTCGTTTAGCGGCACTTCTTTTCCTCATCAACGCGTCCAATGGATCTTCTTTCTTGTCACCGCCTACCGTTGAAACTTTCGTTCTACTGGATGGCGTAATTCCTAATTCAACCGCAAATGCTTTCATTTGATCCAACGCCCTGTTAACGATATTCAGGTATGGGCTTTGAACCGGAAAGCCGTTTGGCGTGCGAACCACAAGCCCGGTAGTGCTTAACCGCGTTGAGGCATCTATCCATCGGCTATAACATTCACAATAGGCGGCAACCGTTGCCGTATCCGCCGCCGTTACAACTCCTGCGGATTTTAAAAGTTTAAGAATCCGTTTCCATTCCTTCTTACCCACCTTGTCAAGATGGCCCGGGCAACTTGGCATTTTTTCTTCAAAGATCGGCTCGTTTTCTGGTAAGGGTTTTTTAGTGGGGTTCCCCTTTAAAACACGCATAGCCGTTGGGCTAGGCTTCCGTCCTTTTCCCATATCAATTCAATAAGTTTAAAAACTCATTCCTCGCGCTTGCATCGTTATAAAGTTGGCCTTTAACTGCCGAAGTGGTAGTTACAAGGCCGGTTCGGTTAATCCCTCTGCTTTCCATGCACAAATGGCGGCACTTAATAATCACGCCAACACCTTTCGGCTGTAAAGTATCCTGCAGGAATTTGGCAACTTGTGTTGTCAATCTTTCTTGAACCTGTAATCGCCTCGAGTAAATATCAACAACCCGGCTTAACTTTGACAGGCCAAGAATTTTTCCGTTTGGAATATAACCAACATGGGCCACGCCAAAGAAGGGGGCCAAGTGGTGTTCACAATGGCTATAAACTGGTATATCCCGCACCATAACCATTTGGTCGTAGTTTTCCGCGCCATCATCAAATGCGGTTACAACGTCCTTAGGATCGATCCCGTAACCCTCGGTGTATTGCCTCCACGCTTTCAAGAATCTTTCCGGCGTTTCTTTTAATCCTTGGCGGCTCACATCCTCCCCGATGTATTGCAATAATCTAATCGGGATATCGGTTGCGCTTTTATCCTTTCCTTGATCGTCTTTTTCCCAAGGGAATACAACCCATTCATCGGCTGGCTTTCTTTCGATAAGCGCGACAAATGGAACATTCCAATCCGTTTTGTAGTTGCGGCGCGTTTTGCCGCTATCAACAATATCATCCACAATAATATTGGCGTGTTCTGGCTTGTCGCAAATTTCCATGCCGGGGAGCCGCCATTTCAGGCACACCGCGACAAACGCGCCACCGCGCGGGATACCATAGATGCGTGGTTTTTCTCCCCCCAACTTTTCTAAAATTTCGTTCGCCATATCGGAAAGCAATGGGACCAATTGGCTATAAGTTAAAATTGTTTTCTTCATTCTACCTCGATGAGCTTGTGGAGTTGTGGGGAAAGCCGCCAATTACTACCCAACTGATAAAGTGCTGGCAATACTTCCCTTCTAAAACCCTTGTTATTAATATCTACCGGCTGGATATATTTTTGTCCGGACGGAAAATCTTTATACATATCTGTCGTTGCCGCGCTTAATGGCCATAAAATTTTCAGGCTGTCGCAATATGGAATCCTGATTGTGTCGGGCGCTGTCTTGGGGCAGAAACTTACATGGTCGATTGAGCCAAGATAATCGCATGGCACCGTCCCATTGGTTTCTAAGTTTATTTTCCAGTGCCGCGAATGGAGCGCGTCAATCAATCTCTTGTCCAACTGCAACAATGGTTCGCCGCCTGTTATCACGATCCATTCAGTATTGGCGCGGTAGCTTGTTAACCTGGCTAAAATATCGTCAACGGTCATTTTTTCGCCGCCAACAAAATCGGTATCACAAAAGAAACAAGGGCTATCCGCCTTCGTTTCCATCTTGCCATTCCAAAGGTTACATCCGGCGAAGCGCAGGAATACAACTGGCATCCCGATTAACGCGCCTTCCCCTTGAATAGTGGGGCCGAAAATTTCCTTAACTTGATAATTCCGAAGTCGCATAACAATTTTCCGTTTCGTATAAGGTTATTTTAAAAACCTCAACACCTGTTCCGTCTAATTCACGCGGGCAAACAACGTGCAAAAGAAAGTCCGCCATCTCTTCGGCGGTAGGATTGAAGCCCGCGATGTAAAGCGGTTTATTGTTTTGTACTGGTAGGAGCCGTTCGATCATATCCATATCATCGCTATAAAGAATCGTGGTATGATCCCAATTCTTGTCAATCCACCCGCCAATTTTCTGCTTTAATACAGAAAAATCTATAATCCTGCCGATGCTATCCAGTGATTCGGCGCGGGCTGAAATATAAACAACGTAATTATGGCCGTGCATATTGGCGCATTTACTCTCATGGTTGAGTACGCGATGGCCCGCGCAAAACTGATACCGCCTTGTGCAACTAATCATTTATAACTACCTCGAAATTATTTTGTAACCACATTGGATGCGCTTTAAACGCACGTTTTTCTTTTATAACTACCCTTGATAAATTTTGTAGCGGGTGAAACCATCGGCGTGCCCGATATCGTCATGGACACCGCGAACCGCCAATTCTAATTCGCATAATTCAAATTCACATTTCCAAACATCAACGCTTGGATGGCCCCAACCCTCAAAGCCCTTATAGAGTGCGCGGGCTACTTGCTCATTTGTGCAATCCTTGAAGGTTTTGGCGGTTAATTCTTTTATCCTGCCCTGTACGGCGAGATAAGTATCAGCAAAGGCCGGGAAACCCTTGCCCCCCACCGGATGCTTGAAGCCGATTTTTATTTCTGCGGAATGGCTGTGGCCCTTCAATCCCATTTCGGAATTGACATTGGTAAAGAACGCGCCAAACGGCCCTATCTCAATCATTTCGTAACGCATTTATTTGTCCTTTCAACATATTTAAAAACAGCGTCTAATAAATCCATACGCGGAATATTAGCCATAAAACATCGGGTCCCTAAATTACTGCGTATCTCTCGAATGTATCTAACCCACGACAACGCGTTTACCTGAATTGTCGCGTTTTTTTCTGGCGGTATCCCCTTGGATAGCATTGAACGCCACGAAACAGGATCGAGTAAATCTTCTTGAATGAATCCTGCCTCTTGTATTATTGGCATCGCCTTTCGGTTTAGCTTTCCAGCTTTCACATCCGCCAATGTGAGTGTTTGAAATTCGCCGTTTCCTAAGTAGCAATCCAAACGGCCAAACATTACGCCCCCATTCCACGAGCTACAATCCATTGAATACGGTTTATATTTCTTTGCCATTTTTAGGCGGGTATAACCTAACCAGTGGACGTTCCGCCCCTTCGCCCATATCATTTTTTGGCGAACATAATTTGGTTTGCACGCGCCACGCCCTGGCCTATTTAAACCGCCGAACATTACCCAATCGCTATGCTCAAATAACTCGTCCATCCGGCGCTCATCGTCACCGCGCACATGAACGGGAAGCGGTTTGAATCCTTCCGCGATCATGGTTTTAAAGTTAGCGTCTGTTTGGCGCGGGTTCCCTAAAACGTCAAGAGCGATGTAGCCAAACAAATATTGTTTCCATTTGTCGAGCCATTGCATATATTTTTCTAGCTCAATTTTCTTGCCAACCGTGAAAGCGGTAAACGCCCCGCTATCAATCAGGATTTCTAAATTTTTATTTTCAAAAATTGGCCTGATAAATTCGTCCTTCTTATCCATCAAGAAGGCGTAACTCATCAGTAGCGGGAATTTCGCCTTACTGGATGGCTTAACCTTAGTTGGCTTTAATATCGTATTCATACTGGCCGATGGCTTTGTTTATGAGCGTTAAAACATCGTCTTTATCTTCCATCTTCACGCCCTCAATTTTTATATTGAAGGTGTCCTTGTCCTTGTCGTAATCATCATCGTCTTTATCGTCACCGTCTTTATCATCCCAAAGGCCGAACAAAGTTTTGAGTTCGTTTTCCTCGAAGCCGATAAAAATATTTTCGTCCACTCCCTCGATATCTTTTAATTCAAGGCGCAGAAATTCGTTGTCCCAAGTGCTATCCTCCGCCACCCGATTGTCAGCAATACGATAAGCCTTGATTTGAACTTCGCTTAAATCCTCGGCAACGTGGATGGGAATTTTTTCGAGGCCCAATTTTCTAGCCGCCGCAAATCTGGTATGCCCGCAAATAATTGTGTTCTGTTTGTCCACAACAATCGGTTGGCGAAATCCAAACTCGCGGATGCTGGAAGCCACCTTGTCGATGGCCCTCTCGTTTACACGCGGGTTCCTGTAGTATTCGATTACGTTGTCGATCTTTTCTAATTTAACTTTCATTATTTGTTGCCATCCTTATCTGTTAGTTCGGGGAAGCATTGCTTACACCCATATTGGAAACATTCGCTTTCTTTTTCCGCTTCGCTGTAAATCCTAATCTCGGTATCGCCTTCGGCCTCTGCGTTTTTTCGAAACCATTCCTTAGATTTATTTAGTTCCATGCCCTTAACCCCCCTCCCTCAATTTCACGATCATAAAAAGTTGACTACCAATGGCGGTTTGGCGGACTTTCGGGTTTAAGATTCGACACCCCCTACCCCCTTAGTTTATGAGGTAGCCGCGCCTGTCAGGTAGTACCGTTCCTCGGTTAATTCTTTCCTGATACCTTCCCGGCAGATAATGGAACACTCCCGAATGGATTAATGATTTCCGTTTGCGATTTCCTGTTGTGGCACGGTATACAAAGGCTTTGCCAATTTGTGCTATCCCAAAACAATTCATAATTTCCTCGGTGTGGTTTGATATGATCCAGCACTTGTGCCCCTGTCACGCGCTCATTCTTTTCGCACTCAACGCAAAGTGGGTGCTTGGCGAGGTAGCCCTGCCGTGCCTTCCTATAGCGGGTGCTGGTATAGCCGCGTTGTGTACTATTCGGCCTGTTCCTGTCGGTGTTCTTCCACTTAATCTTTTTATATTGGGCCAAATGCTCATCACAATAGCGCGTATCTGTTAGCTTCCCGCACCCTCGATGAGCGCATGGCTTCTTA